ACTGGCGGCTTACAAGAACCTTGTGACGAACGTACGCATCGACGAGCAGATGGGCGTCATCATTCCATCCGATATGTGGGCCGATGCCGATGGCAGTCCGACCGCGCAGCCGATGTACAGCTTCACGCTGGAGACGCCGCAAGCAAGCCGGGGGGCAGCGAACCCCCATCAGTCGATCGAGCGCTACAAGCTTGATATCCTGATGACGGTGCTGGCCGATTTCGTGATGCTGGGGCACAGCTCGCGGGGAACGCAGGCGCTGGCGATCAACAAGGTAGACATGTTCTATGCCGCCGTCGAGGGATGGGTGAACTCGATCGCGGCAACGCTGAACCTCTACATGCTGCCCCGCGTGTGGGCGATGAACGGCTTCGATCCAGATCTGATGCCAGAGATCAAGCCCGACATGGCGCAGCGGCTTGACCTCGATGCGCTCGGCAACTTCATCTTCAATCTCGCGCAGTCAGGCATGGCGCTGTTTCCGAATGACGGCCTCGAAGACTATCTGCGGGAGGCTGGCGGCCTGCCGGATAGTGTGGACGCTCCCGGTGAAGAGGCGATCCCGCTGCACGCCGATACTGAGACGGTCAAGCGGATGCTGCTGCGCAAGTATTTCGCTCAGTTCCGAAAGGCGTCGTGATGCAGCTGTTCAACGAAGTCCACAAGGATGCGGTGGCCGGTGACGCGCACGTCTCGACGGCGCTTGGCAACGACACCGACAAGGACGGCTTCGATCCAGCGACCGGCAAGAAGCCTGTGGTCATCTCGACGATCAAACGCGATCTTCGGCGCCACGACGAAACGACGCATAAGGTGCCATTCGCCTATGACGGTGCAGCGCTATCCAGGCTGCGTCCCGACCAGGTGCCGCGGTTCCTGGGAGCGCTGACGAACCCCGATCGCCTGCCGATCAAGACGGTGCGCCTGGATCAGCTCGTCGCCATGCAAAACCGCGTCGACGGCGCCAAGGTGCGCGACATGGCTTCCGCTGATGTCGTCTACCACGACGATGAGGCCGATCTGCCTGTGGTCGTTCACATCGATGGCCGGCTCTATATCGCTGACGGTCACCACCGCTTGGCAGCCGATTGGATGCGCGGTCTCGAAGTAACCAGGGTGCGCTACAAAGACCTGCGGGCAATGTCGAACGCGATGAAGCGAGACGGCTTCCGCTGTCCGATCCGCGTCACCAAGGTCGATGCCGACAAGCAATACATCTTCGGCTGGGCATCGATCGTGATCGAGGGCGGAAACCCGGTCATCGACAAGCAGGGCGATATTATTCCGGTCGAAGAGCTCGAAAACGCTGCCTACGACTTCGTTTTGCACAGCCGCCAGCATGGCGAGATGCACGAAAATATCGGCACCGGCTCGCTGATCGAATCGATCGTGTTTACGGAAGAGAAGCAGAGGGCCATCGGCATTGATCTCGGCATGGTCGGCTGGTGGGTCGGCTTCCATGTCGCCGATGCTGACACCTGGTCGGCTCACAAGGCTGGCAAGCTGCCTGAATTCTCGATCGGTGGTGAAGCCATCCCAACGGAGGCGTGATGCCAAACATTCTGCGCGCGCTGCGCATCAAAGAGGTTTCGTCAGTCGATCGCGGCGCTGGTGAGGGCGTCAAGGTCATGCTGACCAAGCGTGAGTTTTCAGATGAGGATCGTAAGCGCCTAGCCGCGTCAGGCGCCGCACTTCCCGACGGCTCTTTTCCGATCGAGACCGTCGAGGACTTGGAGAACGCCGTCCATGCCTATGGCAGATCCAATGATAAGCCGGCCGCCAAGGCGCATATCATGACCCGCGCCAGGTCCTTGGGCGCCGAAGATAGGATCCCTGCCAACTGGAAGGCCAAGCGGTCCTTCGGCGCTCGTCTCAAGACAGCGCTAGGCATCGGTAAGCTCGACTTCAGCGAGGCCCAAGCGGGCCACGAAGCTGGCGAGTTCGGCAGTGATATGGTTGCCGAGTTCCGCGAGGCTCTGGAATCGCTCCAGATCTCAATCTGTTCGATCATGGCCGATGACGCCGTGACCGACAAAGACGCCGCGATCAAGCAGTCGATCGCGCAATTCCAAGAGCACATTCAGAAGGTCGTGCCGGAAGGCTACGAACAGGCCATGCAGGCAGCGGCGTTGCTGGCGGCAGGGTTTCGCATCGACGCGCAAGGCGCACTCACCAAAGGAGATCAGACTATGACCGATCAAGAGAAGGCCGAGATGGAAGCCAAGGACAAGGCCCGCAAGGAGGCCGAGGAGAAGGCCGAACACGAGCGCAAAGAGCACGAGAAGACGAAGAAATCTCTCTCGATCGCGCAGGCCGTGCTGAAGCTCAGCGAGAAGCACCGTGCCTATATTTCCTCGTCCGATATGAGCGATGCGGAGAAGGAAAAGTTCATCGACAAAACCCCAGCCGAGCGTGATGCGCATATGGAGCGCGACACCAACGGCAAGGGCGCTGACGACGACGACGATGAGGTCAAGAAGGAACTCGCCAAGCGCGACAACGAAATCGCGGCTCTCCGCAAGAGCGTTGCCGACATGCAGGCACAGACCGAGCTCGTCAATCTCCAGAAGCGCGCCACCGACATCGGTCTGCCGATCGCCGATGCCGCAATCATCCAGAAGGCCTATGCCGGCGATCGTGCCGCTGTCGACCATCTGCTTGATCGCATCGCCAAGCTCTACGCAGCGGAAAAGGCCAGCGACGTGCTGAAGGAATTCGGCTCGCGTGGGCGCACCACGGGCGGGACAGCAACCGAGGCGATGAAGGCCGAAGCAGAGAACCTGATGAAGGCCGACAAAACCATCACAACTCTCGACGCCGCCATCGCCAAGATCGCGGATTCGCCGCTGCCGTCTCACCGGGCGCTGTGGAAGAGCTATCGCGAGGAAGACAAGGCCGCGTAAGCGAGCCTTACCTATCCCCCACGGAAGCCGCTTGATGCGGCTTTTTTCATGGGCGCTTTTTGCGCCATCCAACTGAGGAGTAACCAAGATGGCTACAGAAGCCCCACTGATTCATGACGGCTCGCAATGCACGGCGGCCGTCAATATGTCCAACACCGCCGGTCTTTCGGGGCCGAGCGGCTCCGGTCAGTTTCTGGCCGTCAAGATCACCGCCGCCCGCTCCGTTGCCTATGACAACGTGGGCGCCAGCGTCTGCTACGGCATCCTGCAGAACAAGCCCGCCGTCGGCCAGGCTGCCGATGTCGGTATTCTCGGCGTCTCCAAGGCGGTTGCCGGCGCTGCGTTGTCAGCAGGCGCTCTGCTGATGACCGATAGCAGCGGTCGCGTCATCACCCGCACATCGACTAATCCCGTCGTCGGTCAGGCAATCGAAGCCGCAACCGCCGCCAACCAGATCATCACGATCGCGCTGGTCCCGGCCGCTTACTAAGCCTAGCCGGGGCTTTCTCTCGCAACTCCCGCCGCCGACCAGGCGTGCCTTTGATGGAGCATTAGATGCCGCAACCGACATACGGTGATGTACACATCTCCGCCGCGCTGACGTCGATCAGCACGGCTTACGTTCAGAACAGCAACAGTTACATCGCGGACAAGGTGTTCCCGATGGTGCCTGTTGCTCACCAGACCGACCAGTACTTCATTTTCTCGAAGTCGGATTTCCTCCGCGACGAAGCGCAGCAGCGCGCCGATGCGACGGAATCGGCCGGCGGCGGGTTCAACCTGACCACCGGTAGCTACAACGCCAAAGTTTGGTCGTGGCACAAGGATCTTGGCGAGCAGACCCGCCGGAACGCCGATCCCGCGATCGATATGGACGTCGCGGCTACCAAGATCGTCACCCAGCGTCTGCTGATCCGTCGTGAGCGCGTGTGGACCAGTTCCTACCTGACCAACGGCATCTGGAGCACCGACATCACCGGCGTCGCCTCCGGCCCGTCCGGCCCGCAGACCGTTTTCTGGAACGATGACGGCAACGGCGATCCGTTCACCGATATCGCACTCGGCCAGACCACGATCCTGCAGAATACCGGCATGGAAGCCAACACGCTGGCGATGACATACCCGGTCTATCAGGCGCTGCGCAAGCATCCGCTCGTGGTCGATCGGATCAAGTACACCAATCCGGCCTTTGCTGGCACGATCACGCCCGATCTGCTGGCCCAGGCCTTTGACGTCGAGCGGGTGCTCGTCTCCAAGGCGGTCTACAATGCCGGCATCGAAGGCGGCGCGGACAGCTTCGGTTTCGTCGCCGGCAAGGATGCTTTGCTATGTCACGTCGCAGCGGAACCGGGCCTGATGGTTCCGTCAGCCGGCTACACCTTCGGCTGGGAAGGCTTCACCGGCCTCAACAGCCTGGGTCTCACCGTCGCGACCATCCCGATGCCCTGGCTTGGCCTCAACACTGTCCGCATTGAAGGCCAGATGGCTTTCGATATGCAGGTGGTTGGCGCTGATTTGGGATATCACTTCAGCGGCATCGTTCAGTAATGACGGGTCGTCATCTGATCGCGGAGGATGGTTTCGCCTTCAAGTCCAGCGAGATTGGCGGAGCCCGCGTGCTTCGCGTGATCAATGTTGGGGGCGAAACCATCCAGCCGGGTCAAACGCTGACGGGCGATCAGGTTCGATCGATCCCCCGCAGCAACCGAGACGCCCTCATCCGCAACCGCTTCATCGCCATTTGGCCGGCAGAACCCGACGCCAAGCCGATGCGTGGCGTCGAACTCTTCAAGGTGCCGCATGGTCCCGGCAAATTCCGCGTGATCGAAGGCCTCAACCTCACCCCGGACGCAGTGCCGGCGGCGGACGCTAACGCCCTCATCGCCGCGCGATCCGCTCGAAAGGATAACTGATCATGTCTAGTGGTTTTGTTGATCGCTGGAAGGGGAAAACTCTCCTTTCGGCATCTTCCGTTCAGCGTTTCGGCAATGGAGGTGCGGTCACGCCCGGCGGCGGCAACCTGTCGGGGGCAGTCTTTACCAGCGGTGCTGCCGGCGTCGGCAATGGCAATGATACGACCGAGGATTTGCTGTTCAGCTACGCACTGCCGGCCAATTCCTTCGACAATATCGGCCGTCAGCTCTTCATCCAGGCGCACGGCACCTTCGCCAACAACACCAACACCAAGACGGCGAAACTGTATTTCGGCAGCTCCATCAACTTCACCACGGTCAATGCAGCGGGCGGGGCAGTGATCCCGTGGTGGATGCAGCTCCTCGTGACGAAGGTGGGGCCGAGCGTGCAGGTCTGCCTGGCGCAGTCGATTAACGGCACGACCCATGCCGGCTCGCTTGATCTGCCCGGCACTGAAAATGATGCTGCGGCCATCATCATCAAGGTGACGGGGCAGACTTCGGTCGCTGGTGCGAACAACGTCATCTGCAAGATGATGTCGGTCCAGGCGCTCAACTAAGCTTCTCGACGACTGACGGTTCATATCGGCGGGCGGGCGTTTCGGCGCTCGCCCATCGTGCTTCAAATCAGGAGGATTTTGGATGTCGTCACTTGCTCCTGTCGGCTGGGTACAGACGGCATCCGCGACCAATGCCACTGCCACGGCGACACAGGCCGCCCCAAGCGTGCCCAGCGTGTCTTTGAGCCCCAAGAAGAACGTGATCTTCGGCGTCGATGCGAGCTTTTCAGTCACGCCCGCAGCGCCCGTGCTGCTCCAGATCAAGGACGGCGCGACCGTCATTTGGCAGGATTACATCACTGGCGCCTTTAGCCGCCAGTTCACGCGCGGCATCAACGCCACCCCGGGCAACGCGGTCAGCGCCGTTCTGGCCGCTGGTGGTGCTGCTGTGATCGGAACCGTCAATATCGACGGCTGCGTGA